GCGCACCTCGCAGAGCGCGATCCCGCCCGCCCAGGTCGAGCCCGGGGGAATGTAGGGCGACCCATCGGGATTGGTCCACTTGCCGTCGGGACCGGCTTGCGAAATCCCCACGTAGTCGTACTGGCCGGAAGGCTCGGAACCGTAGGTGGCGCGGAAGCCGCCCGCGTGCAGCGGATCGTGCGGCGGCTGGCCGTCGAGCGTGGTGCGGATCAGGTTGGTGTCGTAGCCGCCGACCGGACCCTCGCCCACGATCCCCAGCGCGGCGTAGAAGTCGCTTTCGTCGCGGCCCTCGGCCACGTCGCAATTCACGAGCATCTGCTCGTCGGTGAAGATTTCCTGCAACGGGCGCTGGTACACCGTGTCCTGCACGATGCTCACGCTGGTCATGCCGGATCGCCCGAAGCCGAACACGCCCGTGGAATTGTCCTTGATGTGAACGGCCTGCGGCGGAAACACGATGCCGCCGAAGGAATGGGGCACGCCGCGCGCCACGCAAGAGTCGTAATCCTTGGGGCAGTCGGGAAAGCCGTTGCTGGCGCTGGCTGGACACCAGCGGCCCCGGTAGACCTTCCAGCAGGCGCGCAGCACCTTGCGCGAGGGATAGGGCAGGGTCATCAGGAAGGTGCCGTCGGCGGCGTTGATCTGAAACTTGCCGCTGGTGTCGAACTGCCAGTTGGTCAGGTATCCGGCCCAGAGATCGAGTAGCGACTGGTCCTGAACGTGGTAGAGCGACAACTGAATCGCCGCTGCGTACAGGTTGACCTTATTCACAAGCTGAGTCCATACGCCGTCGGCGTTGCCGAAGTTGAAACTGGCGGCGTCGGCGCTTTCGCCCAAGGTCTGCGAAATGCCGCTCCAGTCGAGCATGCGCGGAAGGAACAACGTTCCGTCGATGGTGCAGCGCTGGTTGCTGACATTCAGCACCGTCGAGCCGTCGCGCGCCGAGATCGTGACCAGCGGAATGATCTGCTGAAACTCGGCTTGGAGCGCGGTGGTCAGCGAGGAATCGGGAAAGCGGTTGAGCCGCACCCGCGAGGTGTACGTGGCCGTCGGCTGCGGCTGCTCGATGAAGCCGATCCCCGGCCCCTGCGTGAGCAAGGCCACCATGTGATCGAAAGCCAGCGTCGGGTTCTCGTACCGCACCGTGTAAGTAGTTGGGCCGGGGGGCTCCTGCATCGTCAGCGGAAACTGCGCGTAGACGCCCTGCGCCTGCTCCCAATGGGACTTCAGATCGTCGTACTCCCGGCACGATAGATGGTCTTTGGCGAAGCGGAAATGACGCGGCGCGAGGGGTGCCATCAGAAACCGCTGCTCGGTTTTCAGCCCCGCTTGGCTGAATGTGTGGGTCACGATCGGCGGGCTGTAGTCGCTGCCGGTGCCCCAGTCGGGCTTGAGCGGAAACGCGCCGATGGTCGGCGGAGGCGGGATCGGGATCGGCCCCAACGAGTCCTGCCGCTGCTCAATCTGGTCCCTCGATTGTGGGGGCAAAGTGTGTAGCGCGGCCATCAGACGATCTCCCGAAGGCCCAGACTCACCATCGCGCCGAAGCCCTTAAAGGCCCCTTGCACCACCTCGGCGCGTTCATGGCCGTAGGTTTCGCTCCAGGTGCCATCGAAGGCGACGGTATACCGGCCCACGGTGTTCTGGCCGGTCGCATCCCAACTGAAGGGCGGCACGGTTTCTCTGGGGTTGTAGAAGTAGAAGGCGCGGCCCTGGTGGGCGTAATAGAAACTGCGCAGCGCGGACCAATCATCCGGCGAAAGGTTCTGCTGCATGGTGAAGTAATGCCGGTTGTTCTGCGCCAGCGGGTTGCGATCGCTGGAGCCGTCCGGGTACATATTCAGGTCGGCCTCCAGGTGCATTTCCTCATGGAAGGCCCGCGACAGGTGAGCGGGCATCACGTCGGTCGGTGCGGCGGCGATGATGTTTCCCGGCATATCAACTCAGCGCCGTCAGCGGCTCCTGCATCGCCGCCGTTGTGGTCAGACGGCTGTCGCCGGCCGACGCCGCGGCTGCGTTCGCGTTGGCGATCGCGGCGGGGTTTCCTTGGATGGTTTCGAGCGCCAGTTGTTGCCACTGCTGCGTGATGATGCCGCCCGCTCCCGGCACACCCAAGCTGGTGCCCGACTTCAATCCCATGGCCGACGCAACCGCCGTCTGGTACTGGTAGGTGGTCGGCCCGCTGTACGGATTCTTTACCTGCACGCCGCCCTGGTAGACGGCCTGAAGCTGCAAGCCCTGCGCGGATTGGGCCACCGTGGCGCCGTACATCGGACGCGGCATATTCGCTGCCTGTCCGGTCGAGAGCGCGTACAGCCGCACGAGGTCCTGGACCTCCTGAGAGCGCACGCCCACGCTGACGGAGCCGCCGTACTTCTGATCCACGATCTGCTGTACCTGCGTCAAAATCGAGCGGTTGGTGATATCGACTCCGTAAACCTGCTTGATCTGCGACCGGATCCGCTCCTGCTCGGTCTGCACAAATAGCCGCACGACGCCGGTTATCAATCCAGCCGCTGCGCCAGCCGCCGCGCCGATCGCCGTACCAATCCCCGTCCCCGGGGCAATCATCGTCCCGATGCCAGCGCCCGCCAGCGCGCCGCCGCCGATATCCATGGCCAGCCCGCCGCCGCCGCCGCGCTGGAAGCCCGAAGCGAACAGCCCCAGCCCGACGCCGGTCGCCGCCGCCGCGCCCATGCCCAGCCCGACGCCTCCCGGCATCTCACTCGCCCTGGCGATCATTTGCGGGCTGGACAGGAAGGTGCCCAGCCCGGCCATGCCGCCGCCGATCGCGGTGGCGGGCGCGTAGTGCTGTTGCAGTCCCTTGCTGGCCAGCGCCATGCCGCCCAAGGTGTAGAGCGCGCCCGCGTCGCGCGAGGTGAGCACGCTGCCTGCCGACGTGAGCCCGGGATAGACGCCGAACAGTTCCCCAAGTCCCGCGAGGCTGGAGACTTTGCCCAGACCCAGCGGAAGGTTGAAGCCGCCGCCGCCGCTGGTGGGAGTGCCGCCGACCGGGGGAGCGCCGGGAGTGACGCCGCCGCCGAAGATGCGGTTGATATCCGCCAATAGGCCCCCACTCTTCGCCCGATCCACATCCGCAGGCGAAGGCCCCAGCGTCAGCGCCCCGATATCGGGCGGCAGACTGATGCTGGGATATTGCGGCGCGGTCGCCTGTCCCGGCATTTGAAACGGCGGATACGCCCATGACGCGGAAGCTCCGCCGCCGCCCGACCGCCCGCCGCCGAAGGTCTCGGCGCTGGTCACCCCCTGCATCTCGCCCGGGGTCAGCAGCGCCGTCACTTTGCGGATGTAGTTCTGCGTTTCCGCTGGCAGGGCTGCACCTTTGGCCATGGCGCGGTCCAGATTGGCCGGCCCGAAGTTGTACGCCGCCAGCGCCAAGGGCACACTGCCGCCGTAGCGGGTCAGCAGCCGCTTGAGTTGCTGCGCGCCCGCCATGGCGCTCTGCTGCGGATCGAAGGGATTGGTAACGCCCCAGTCCTGCATGGTCAAAGGCATCAGTTGCATCAGTCCCTTGGCACCTTTGGAGGAGGTCAGGCCCGGGCGCATGCCCGATTCCACCTGTGCGACCGCCCGCAGAAGCGGCTGGCTCACGCCCGTCGCGGCACTGGCTCTCTGGATGGCGTCGCTGGCATCGCCCATCGCCTCGCCCGCGTCGGCCATGCGGTTGGCGCTGCCGGTGTGAGAGACGCTGGCTCCGCTCATGTTTCGAGCCGCGCCCGCCATGATTAACGCGGCCTGCATCTGGAGGTCGGCGGCATCGCTCATGCGGTTGGCGCTGTTGGTCAGCGGCGTGAACACGCTTTCGGAGCGCGCCGGGGTGTAGGCTTCGGGCGGCGGTCCCGGTGCCCTCGGCGGCATCCCCCGTTGCAAGAGCGTGCCCAGAATGCCGCCGCGCGTGATCTGGCTGGCGGGGCGTCCGTAGCCCGCCGCCTCGGTGGCGAACGAGGCCATCTGGGTGCTGAAGAGGTTCCGCACCTCGCCCAGCGCGAGTTTCTTGAACACGTCGCCCAGGGCCTGCCCGATCGATTTGGTGCGCTGGGTGAAGGCGTCGAAGATTTCATCGAACCCGCTTTTGAAGGCTTCAAACACTCTCTTCTGGTCTTCGATGATGGCGTCGTTGGCTTTCTTCCAACCCTCCAGCCGGTACTTCTGGCCTTCATCCACGGCCTTCTGGTCGATCACGGCCTGCTTGGCCTGCATCTCCTGGCGGCGGTCGGCAATGGCCTGATCCACGTCGATCCCGAGAGCGGCGAACTCCGTGCGGTGCCTTTCGTACAGAGCCCTCTGCGCCTCGAAGCCAGCGGTGAGATTATCCTTTTCGACCTGGGCAACCTGCTTCGCCGCATCGATCCGCAGTTGCGTGATCTGATCGATCGCGGCCACCTTCTTGCGGAGGTCCTGTTCGTCCAGGGCCTCGATGTAGGCGATCTGGGCTTCGTAGGAACCCTTCACCCGCTCCACGTTCAGCTTGGTGGCTTCGTCCCGCGCCTGCTGATCTTTCTTGAACAGCGCGCCTTCGAGATCGTAACCCCGCGCGCCGGTCATGGTGTCCCGCAGGGTTTGTTTCTGCCCCTCGGTGAGCAACGCCAGCGGGCCTCCGGGCTTGAACTTCTCCTCGAGTTCCTGGAACAGTTGCGCGTACTTCACCTGGACGGCTTCGACCGGCGACGATAGCGCGGTGAGCAGCGTCCGCTGCGCGGTGGAGGCGAACTTTTCCATGTCGGCGCTGGCCTTGTCCCAGAGTTTCGAGGTGTCGATCACGTCGCCTTTGGGGATCTGCTCCATCCCCTTGATGAATTCCGTGTACCACTTCTTGCCGTCCTCGGAGAGCCCACGGAAGAGGTTCTTAATCGGGGTGGTGATGTAGTCAACTACCTTGTCCACCACATCCTTGAACGCCGGAATGAATTTGTAGAGCGCGACGGAGAGCCCGCCGATCAGCACTACCGCTACTGTCAGTTCCGGGTTCATCGCGGCCAGGGCGGCGACGAATTCCCAGAGCGCTTTCACCAGCCCCAGCAGTGGACCGGCCAGATTGACCAGAATTCCCAGAGCCGTGCCGAAAGCCGCCACCCCGGCAGTGATCGCCAGGATATTGACGATTAGTTCCTTGGTGGGCTCGGGCAGTTTCATCATGGCGTCCAGGAGCCCGCCCAGCGGCGCGAGAATGCCTTGGATCTCTGCGGCGAGGTGGGTCAGCGCGGGGCCGAAGCCGTCGGGGCCGAAGAACTTTCCGGCCGCGTACTCCACCGTATCGGCCAAGTTCTTAAAGGCCATGGCGGCGTCAACGATCATTGCGCCGAAGCCGCCCGACTGCCTCATGGCGTCGAGCACCACGCGGACGGTTTGCAGCGGATCGAGCAAACCTTCCTTGATGGCGTTTTTTATGTCCTCGGTGTTGACCGCGTGTCCGAGAGCCCGTTCGATCTCGGCACCGAGCGCCTTCATCACGGGGATCCCCTGCGCCGGAAGCAGGCGCAGCAGATCCATCGCGCCTACGAAATCCTTTTCCATGATGCGCCCGAACAGGCGCACGATCGTGTTGACGTTCTCGATCGAGCCGCCCATGCGGGCCACCTGATCGGTGATGGTGCGCAGGGTATCGGGCACGTTCTTCGCGGCCAAGCCGAAGCCCAACAACTGCCGCGCCGTCTGTTCCAGGTCCTTGAAGCGGAACGGGCTCTGCGCCGCGATCGCGCGCACCTGCTCGAAGACCTTGTTGGCCTCTTCGGCGCTGCCGGTGAAGGACTGCATGGCGAGTTGCGCGCGGCTGAGATCCGCCGCCACCTGCACCATGCCGCCGATCGCCCGCGAGATCCCCAAGCCCGCCAGTGCGGTGGTCAATTGCTGGAATTCGCGGTTGACCTGCTGGACGCTTACAGTGACCGTCGCCAGCGCCGTGGTGGCCTGCTTGGAACTCTTCTCTGCGGTGGGGCCGGTCTGGCCGATGGCTTGATTGAGGGCGTTGACGTTCTGTTGCGCCGACTCGCTGTTGAAGGTCGCCTGAATGTAGATGTTGTTAGCGGCCATGGCGCGTTGCCTTCTTGATCACTTCCTCGTGCAGCCGGTTGCGCTCCTCGACCAGCAGCCGCAGCAACAGAAACTCCGGGTAGCTGATCTCGGCGAGGCTAACCGCTACGCCCGCTTGCAGCGCAAAATCCAGATCGATGGTCTGCTGAATCACTTGGCCGGCGGGCGAAGCCAGGTACTCGTCCAGTCGCGAGAGCGGGCATTCCTCGCAGCGCGGCGCGTCGCGGTCGGCGCGCGGATTCTCCATCAGCACGTCGGGGCAATCCCACGGGCCAGGGCAGAGTTGATCCCTGCGCATCATGCGGTGGAAGATCAGGCGCGGCGACGGTGCTTCGGGCCAGCCGCCCGCGCCCGCTAAAAACCCGATTCGTCATTTTTCGGCATCGACTCCTGCTCTACCGCCGCGATCACGGCGCGGATGGCCACGTCTTTGTGAAGGTTCGGAACCGGCGTCGCGTAGCCCTCGTTGCTGCTGGCGCATTTGTCGTAGAGCGCGGCGCTGGACTCGAGCGAAGTGCGGATCTCCTGCCGCCCGTAGGGAAGGCTAATCAGTTTGGTCGAGCGTTGCAGCTTCCGCACCTCGTCCATAGTGGGGATGCGAACGGTGTGCTTCACCTCGCCCATGACCGTGGATAGCTGCACCTCGGCGTCCTCGGCGCGAAGCTCCACGCCCAGCACATCGCAGACGGCGATCCGCTCCACGATCGCGCCGGCCTCACCGATCGAGAGCGGCGGCGCACCGTTCAGCTTGATGGCGTCGTACAGCTTGGCGTCGGCGTCGGCGCTGTCGATCTCGGTTTCGGTGCCGCCCCGGCCGCTGGTGCGCTGGAGGATCTTCCGGCGTTTGCGGTGAGCGCCCCATTCTTCGTCGCTGGGCCAGCGCACGGTAATATCGGTCTTCCCTGCCGCCGTGCGGAGCCCGATGGTGATGGTCGTGTTGTTGTCGAACATAAACTTTAGAGCCCTAAAATGGCGTCCTGCGTGGTGGTGGCGGACATGGTGATAATCGGCGTAACCCCGTCCGTCGGTTTGAGGGCGGTCACGGCGCACTCTACGGTGACGATGTTGTTGTCGTCGCCATTGACCACGCTCTGCATCCGGGTGCGCGGCATGTCAATTTGGAAACTATGGAAGTTGCTGGCGTCGATGGCCGCGCCCTTCACGCCGAAGACGGCGGGTCCTTCCACGCCGTTGATGAGGTTGTTGTACTCGGTGCTGCCCTTCTGGGCGCGCGCCACAAAGGACAGGCCGAACTCGCGCACGCCGTACTCCATGCGCCCGCGCACCGCATAGCCGTTCTCGGTGCCGGAGCCGGGATAGAGGCCGGTGTCGAGCCGGACGTTGTTGTTCCATCGGAAGGTCAGCGAGATGAAGGACTCCGAGAGCACGTAGTCGATCCCGTTGATGGTGATGGAAGCGCCCGCCGCGTTGAGGAAGTGCTCCAGGGTCACGGCGGGGAGCGGCGTCAGGCCCGGGACCTGCACGCGGCCCGATCCCGGCATGGCGATCGCCACGCGGCAATTGGCGCGCCCAGGCCCGCTCTGCATGGTTAGCGTCCAGTCGCCCACCACGCAGCCGATCAGCGCGCGATCGACCACGGAGTTGGGCTCGGGCCGAATGATCTCATCCCAGGTGAAGCAGGGCAGGTTGATGCAATCCACCGATGGATCATTGGGCACCGCGGCGTAGGTGAAGCCGGTGCCCGCGATGGTCTTGGTGGCTTTGCCGGTGGTGAAGCAGAACAGCCACGCCATGATCTCGGAGGAAACGTATTTCTCCAGCGTCACGCTGGCGTCCTGATAGGACGGGAAAACCTGGGTGGCGAATTCGTCGCCTTTGCCGATATCGAGGGCGTTGGTTTCGTTGACCGGATTCACCGTCGAGAGCGCGGGGTTGACCTTGGTCAAGCTCCACATATCCGACAGCGCGTTGATCGTGGGCACGTCGGCCTGCGGCTTGTAGCCGAACGCGACCAGGGTTTCCTGCACGTTGGCGGGGCACGAGGCTGCGGCCTGCGCCGTCGGTATTCCCGGCTGCTTGGGGCTGGCGGGCGTCGTCGGCGGCGGCGCGCTGGGCTGCGGCGCGGGGGCCTTCGGGTCGGTGGCGGTCATAACGCTTCTCCTTTGCTCATGGGTTCTGCCAGTCGCCGGTTTCGGCGGTTTCGGTTTGGATGACTCCGTAGTCCACGCCCTCGCTGTCGGTGCGCCGGCCGATTCCGATTACCTCGGTCGGTAAAAGTCCGGCCATGATCGGACAGTTCCGCCAGACCATGCCGTCGCCGGGAAAGGGCACGCCCGCGAGGATCACGTCAATCAGATCGAGGTCGGATTGGTCGGGCAGGGAGCGGACGCAAATCTCCACGATGTGCGACCACTTGCTCATGGTGTCGCGCGTCAGCCGGGTTTCGATCCAGACTACAAGCAACTGGCCCGGCTGCATCTGGTAGGTGGCCTTATCGACCGAATTCGAAGTCGGGTTGTTGTCGATGTACGCCTGGATCGGATCCACGGGCGCAAGCACGGCGATCAGCTCGGGGATGTTGCCCAGCGTCGCGGCCATCGCGTTGGTGAGATCGGTAAGGCGCACCATGGGTTAGCTGGTCCTGAACGCGGCGGGGCGGCGGTTGGTCCCATCGAGCGGGATCCACGCCGTATGCGCGTAGTTGCTGTACTGCACCTGGGTTTCGTCAAACACGACCTTGGTGTCGGTGAGGGCGAACCCGATCATTTGCTCGTAGCCGTTGGCGCGCAGCGCTTTGGCGCGCTCCAGGCGGGTCGTATTCTCGGCGCGCACGATTCCATTCGCCGCCTTGCGCAGCGTGAAATTGGCGACCGTCTTGCCGGTCATCCACATATCGCGCGTCGGGCGTTTGTGGAGCACGGCCTGCTTGATGATGGCGTAGCGCACCGCCAGCTTCGTGGCCTGCTGGCCGTTGGCGTTGAAGGATTTGGCCCAGCGCTCCTTCTGCGCGGCGACCATCTTGTTGCCGATCACGGTCAGTTGCGGATCGCTGAGATTGGGGCCTCGCACCCGCCCCGTCTTCTTGACCTCGATCTTGACGCTATCGGCCATGGCTACACCACCGCTCCTGCTTCCTGCACGACGATCACGGAAAAGCCCACGGCCAGGGCGTTGATGCGAACGACCTGATACTGCTTGCCGTCCTTCTGCACCATGTCGCGCAGCGCGGGCGGCACCGGCAGATCGGAGTTCTGTACGTCCATGTGGCTGTAGCGCCCGGGCGAGACTTCCTCGTCGGACGCGCCTTCCTTCCAGAGCACCGAGAGCGTGACGGCCTGACCCGCATCGCCCTGCGGCAGATAGGTCACCTCGCGCCCGAAGGTCGCCAGTTGCGCGGGCCAGAAGGCGTTGGGCAGGTAATTGTCGATAAAGGGATTGATCGGCGTGGCCATCACAACACCCCCGCGCTGCGGATGCTTACCGCCGCGCCGCCAAAGGCGACGACATCCCAATCGGGCGAGGCCGTGCCGGGAATGAACAGCAGGTGGCAGGCGTAGCCCGTGTCGGTCATCGCGCCGCCGTCCTTCTGCCCCTGCGCGAGAGAACAATAAACCGGCGGCGTCGCAAACAGACCGGCCTGCTCCTGCCAGTACATGTTGTTGTTGGCCGTCTGCGTCACCTGCAATGTGACGCGCACAATTCCTCCGGCGAGGACGATCAGCGGAGTGATATCCAGCCAGTACCCGCCCGCCGTATTCGGCGTGGTGGTGTAGGTGCTTTTGATCGTGCCGTTGACGGTCAGCGTAAATGTGTGGACCGCCCCGACATTCTGGCTCAGCACCTCGACGCCGTACTGGTTGATCCAGCCGCCCTGCGCGATCACCCACTGGTTCAGGAGCGTGTAACTGGCCCGGGCGTTATTCGTCGTCGGGATCCAGACCGGCAGCAGGTCCTCCTCGGCCCCGCTCGGCTGCGGCGCGGGCCGGTCGCTGGTGTTGCGGATCGCAATCATCGTCCAGTCGCCATCGCGCGTCATGTCCTGATTGAGAAAATTCTGCGGCGGTCCCGTGTACGGCACCCAGCGCACGTAGACATCGTTCAGGTCCGTGATGCTGGCGTCCACATAGTTTCTGGTCGCCGCCTCGGCCCCGGTCGCGGGGTCGCCCGACAGCACAATCGGACCCGTCATGCTGCCGCCGCTCAGCGGCAGGTAGGGTCCGCTCGACGGAGTCGGCCCCGGCGTGAGCGACGCCGTGAATTGCTGCGGCTTCAGCACTGCCGTGAAGTTGTCGCTCATGGGCGCGTCACCTCCAGGGTCACGAAGACCTGGCCCGCCAGGATCGTGGTGATGGTGCCGTCGCCCGCCGTAAGCTGCAAGTCCCAGCAGTAGGATTGCTTGGTCAGCAGCACGGTGTCCGTCTTCGGAATCGTGAGATTGACGTAAGGGGAAGTGATGGCGGCTTCGATCTGGCATACCACCGCGGGATTGCTGTCGGCCGGGCCGTCGCGGATCTGCGCCTGCGCGGAATAACCGGAGAGGTCGGGCGGGGTGCCGGTGCCGTCGCTCACGGTCACCGTGCCTTGATAATCGTCGCCTTGGTAAATCATCAGGTTCGCCTTGTTCAACATCCGGCTTCCGTCCTTGCGCCCGCGCCCCCGAACCCCCAGTCGGCTCAGAGGCGCGTCAGGCGCGCTCCGCTTGGCACCGCGGAATCGTTAGAGCACCTTCGCCATGAACGACGCGTTAGGCCGGAAAGGCACCATGATGGGCGCGCTTTGCAGCATCACGTATCGGACGCTCGGGTCCATCTGAAGCCAACTCTTGACGTAATAGGGAACGGGCTGCAATCCGATTTCCTCGTCGCGGATCGCGCCGAACGCCTGCACGCCTTCGAGCGCCGGGGAACACATGAGAACCGTCCCGGCCGGGAGAATCGGGACTTCGACGCCGGTCGCGGGATCCACGTACCAGCCCGAATACACGAAGATGTTGAACCCCTCGATATTGCCCATGAGCACGCCGCCCTCGGTTACCTGCGCATCCGGCGAGGCGATATCGGGCCGGTCGGTGTAGCGGCGGAAGATGTTGAGCACCTGGAGAATGTTGGCGTCCTTGCGGAAGGTCTTCCAAACGTCCACCGTCATGATGACGTCGTTCGGAAACACGCCGGTATCCTCCAGGCAGACCTGCGCCCAATCCTGGAGGTTGTCGAGGATGTTGGCGGTGCCCGCGCTCCAGAGCGGGTTGGCGATAATCGTGTGGGTGGCGCTGCGCAGAAAATCCACAACCACGGTCGGATACTTGTCGCCCGTGATGGTGGACTTCCCGGTTGTCAGGACCTCGCCGCACATGACTTCGAAGCGGCGGCGCAGCATGTTCAACTGGTCCTGCATGTCGAACGCGATCAGCGCGCGGATGCGGTCAGCCGGCGACATGGTGCCGCCGATCTGCTCACCGGCCATGCGTTTCAAAGGCCGGTTCATGTCGAACACCCGCTTGTCCTTCACGTAGGCGGGCGTAAACGTGTTGGTCACATATCCCTGCGATGCGACTACCTGACCTTCGACCAAGGGCGAGACGAAGGGCGCCACGCGCCGTTTGCCCTGAATCACGTCGAAGTGGATCTGTTCGCTGGTCTCGGATTGGGTGATCCCGAAAAAGCGGTCCAGCAGGAATTGCGGGTTGCCCAGCAAACTCTGGAGCACGGCAGTCAGAACATCAGTACTAAAGACGTCAGCCATGGTGGCTTGCCTCCGGTGGTACTGGGTGTCCTACGGTTATGCGACCCGCCGCCCCGTGCCAGGAAAACGGCGGATCGCGCTTCGGCGGCGACTACTTGGGAGGCGTCCCCGACGTAGGCGCCGTCCCCGATGCGGGCGGCAACGCCGACGCTGGAGTGTTGGCTTTCACGGCCTGCGCCAGCGCCTCGGTGCTCTGCTTCAACTGTTGCGCCAGAGCGTTCAACTGCGAAACCGGAACGCTGCCCCCGGGCGGCACGTTGGCGGTCATCTTGTTCAGCTCCTCGGCCATGCCGTTGATCAGCTTGACGGCGCTGTCCTCGACGGTGATGATCTGCTGAATCGCGGTTTGCAACTGCGCGAGATTCGCCGGTCCCGACGCGGGCGGCGGCAACGGCTGCGACGGCGTCCCCGATGGCGGCGGGGTTGAGCCCGCCGGCGGCGGTGAACCGGACGGCGGGGTTGAGCTTGTCGGCTGCGCGCCCGATGGCGGCGGTGTGTTCGGCGGTGTTGGCATAGTTTCTCCTCTCTATTTGCGGTGGAAGGGTCCACCGCTGGTTGGCGGTGCCTGCGGCGGCGGCTGCGGGTTGTCTGACGCCGCCGCGTGATCGGTGATCTGCTGCGCTTTTTGCATGGAGTCCTCCGTCTGCTTTTCGAGGAGGTTGCGTTCCTTCTGCTGCCGCTCGTACAGATCACTGACTTCCTTGTCGATTTTGGCTTTCAGGGCGTCGGCCTCCTTCTGCTGCTTGGCGTAGAGGTCGTAGGCCTGCTGGGTGGCTTTCTCCTGCTCCAGTTCCGGCAGGGTGGGCTTCGACACGCCGAACTGGGCAATCGCCCAGGGCGGTTCCTTCATGCCCGGGCTCGGCGGCGGCGGTACGGTGAACTGGCCGGGCTGGAATGCCGCCATCGCGTTTTTGATGGATTCGACTTCGTCCTTGGTCGCCTGCGCGGCGTCCTTGGCGGAAAACGCCTGCGGCAGCGGCCCTCCGGTCGCCGGGAGCTTCATCATCGGCACCAGCAAACCCGACCGCTGTTCCACGGTGAGCACGTAGACGCCGTAGTCCCACAGCGAACCGCAATCGGATGCCGCCCCGTTGCTGGAAAAGGTCATCGCGGTATCGAGGAACTTGCCCTGCGTGTAGACAAGGCCGGTCACCTGTCCGCCCGTGGTATCAATATCCTGCGCCAGAATCACGCGCGCCGACGCGCCGGTCGCGACGGTGGTCAACAGCGTGGTGTTGGTGATCGGCGCGGGCGCGGCGGGGCCGAACAGGACGGTGCCGCGCGTGAGCAGGCCCAGCCCCCCGGCAATATTCGCGCTCTGCGAGACGGTATCGCCCGCGACCAGCGGATCGAAG